GTAATCCTGTATTTCCATTGAATTACGAATCTCCGTCTTTGTTCTCTCGTAACTCACGAAGCATGGACGCAGGTAAGCCATTGGATTACACAGTCTTGGCAAGCACATTTAAGTTAGCACCTATTCCTGATTTTGCTTACACATTGAGTTTGGTTTATTCTGCTGCGCCTCCTTTCTTGAGTACATCAAACACAAGCAATACATTCTTAACTGTTTGTCCTGACTTGCTCTTGTATGCAGCTTTGCTTGAGGCAGAGCCTTACTTGATGAACGATGCTCGAATCAATACATGGGGGACTATGTTTGATAGGGCTATGGGTTCTTTGACTCGTTCTGATGAGAAGGGTCAATTCTCTGGCGTTCCAATAGCAATGCGAAATACATACATCTGATATGGCTACACAAAGAATACAACTAGGTGAGTGGATGCCTGACCAATCAGGTATCTCTGGCGCATTGACTGACGCTAAGAACGTGGTTTCTCAAGCTGTGGGTTATGGCCCATTTCCTAGTGCTGTAGCGTTCTCTGCTACTGCTTCTGAAGACCTAGTGTCTTTGTACGCTGCTAAGAATCCAGACTCCACAACTCAGTTGTTTACTTCTGGTGGAACTAAGATTTTTACAGTAGATGGCGTTGGCGCATTGACTCAAGTTAAGACAGGCATGACTACTGGCATTAACGACAAGGTACGTTTTACTCAGTTTGGTAAACGAGTAATTACTACCAACAACGCTGACGTACTGCAAGCGTGGACGCTAGGAACATCTACGTCTTTTGCTAATTTAAGCGCATCTGCACCAATAGCTAAATTTATTACTGTGGTGCGTGACTTTGTTGTTTGCGCTAATACGTTAGAAACGACACAACAACAGTATCGTGTTAGATGGTCAGCTATCAATGATGAGACTGATTGGGTAGAGAATGTAAATACTCAGTCTGACTATCAAGATATTCCTGATGGTGGACAGATTGTCGGAATCCGTGGTGGTGAGTTTGGCTTGGTGTTCTTAGAAAGAGCCATTAGCCGAATGACCTATGTAGGCACTCCGTTCATATTCCAGTTTGACAATATCTCTCGTAACAAGGGATGTATGGTTGCTGGCTCTATTGCTCAGTACCAAGGAGTTACATTTTTCCTATCGGACGATGGCTTCTATATGTGTGATGGTCAGCAAGTAGTGCCAATTGGAAGCGAAAAGGTTGACCGATTCTTTATTGATGACGCATCAGAATCCGACTACAACTCAATGACTTCTGCTGTTGACCCTATTCGTAAACTTGTCATTTGGAATTATGTAGATACAGGCGGTAATCGTAAACTAATCATTTACAACTTTTCTACTAAGAAGTGGACTTATGCGGATGCAGGTACGGACTTCTTGTCTGAGGCATCTACTACCTCTGTAACTTTAGAGCAGTTGGATAGTATCTCAGCATCTATTGACGCATTGACAACAAGTCTTGACTCACGCCTTTATGTTGGTGGTAAGTATTTCCTTGGTGGTACGTTAGGTGCAAAGGTTTTCACATACACAGGTCAGCCCCTTTCTGGTAGGATTTCTACTGGAGACATTGATTTAGGTGGGCCATCCGTGGTCACTTTGGCTCGTCCACAGGTAGATAATGGTTCAGCAACTATTGCTGTGGCTTCTCGCACATTGTTAAGCCAAGACGTTACCTTTGGTACTCCAGTAGCTGCTGACTCGGAGAACAGGGTTTCTTTGCGTAGCGCAGGGCGTTACCATCGTATTCAAGTTAACCCTACTGGTGCAGATTGGAAAAACGCTGTTGCTGTAGATGTTGACGTAGCTGGTCAGGGTGTCCGCTGATGTTTAGAAGCCTACCTGCTTTTGGTGGTGACCAGAGGGCTGTGGCTGAAGTTGTCCGTGGCATCATGGACGGAAAGACCAATAACACAGGCACTTTGACTCTGGCAACAGGTGGTGCTTTAACTACCACTTTGACAGACCGAAGGATAGGCCCAGACAGCGTTATTATCTTTGTCCCTGCCTCTGCTGCTGCTTTTGCTGATTCTGCGCCTTATGGTGCTTTTCAAGACGGAACAGACCAGACTGTAGCTAATACAACGACTGCCTATCCTATTACATTTGATACAACAGACTTCTCTAATGGGGTTACTTTATCAAATAGTTCTAGGTTGAATGTAAAAGCAGCAGGGTTGTATAACATACAGTTTAGTATTCAGCTAAAAAATACTACCAATAGTTCACAAGATGCAGATATTTGGTTTAGAAAGAATGGCACAGATATAACCGCATCTAACAGTAGGTTTGGTTTAGCCCAGAGAAAATCAGCAGATGACCCATATCACACAATTGGGGCAATGAACTTTTATGTAAATTTGGTAGCCAATGACTATATCCAGTTGATGTGGAGAGCGTCAGATACTGGTGTAGTAATTGAGCATTATGTTGCTGGAACAAGCCCTACTAGACCAGCTACGCCCTCTGTGATAGCGACTGTTAACTTAGTGTCACTCGCTGCCTCGACAAATATCTACGCTAGTTCCCAAGGACAGGGTACGGCTACGATTACCCACTTTGCCAATTCAACTGCAAATAAGACATATCGGTATGCAATTATTGGTTGATTTTAATAATTTATGTATAATGGATTCCGTGGATGACCCATCTTGGAATCCGAAACTCTAGGAGTAAAAGATGGCTACTACTACCACATCACAAGTTGACCCAACAATCCAACCATATTTAGGTTATGGATTGCAACAAGCGCAACGTCTGTATCAAGGCGGTGGCCCACAGTATTATGGTGGCCCAACATTTGTTAGCCCTACAACTACCACTCAAACTGGTTTACAGGCTCTTGAGGCTCGTGCTTCTTTGGGTAATCCATTACTTCAGTCTGCACAGAATCAGCTACAGAACACAGTTTCTGGTGGATTTCTAGGTGGAAACCCTTTCTTTCAAGGTGCGTTTCAACCTGCTGCACAAGCTGCTGAAACTCAGTTTAAAACAACTCTAGGTGATATTGCATCTAAGTCTAGCCTAGCAGGTCGTTATGGCTCTGGTGCTATGGGTTCTTTGCAAGACAGAGCAACTGGTGCATTTGGTCAACAATTGGCTAATACTGCTGGACAGTTGGCTTACCAGAACTACGCTGATGAGAGAGCAAGACAGCAAGCTGCTACGATGGCTGCGCCTCAGATGGCTGCTGCTGATTACCAAGACATTCAGAATATGTTGCAAGCTGGTCAAATCCGTGAGGGTTACCAAGGGCAGCAACAACAAGCAGATATTGCTAGATTCAACTTCTTGCAAAACCAACCACAGCAGAACTTGCAGAACTATCTATCACTTGTCTATGGAAACCCATTAGGACGAGTGGCTTCATCTACTACTAGTGGTGCTGCCGATACATCTACATTGCAAAATATATTAGGTACTGCTGCTACTGTTGGTGGTCTTTATAAGAATCTTGGTGGTTCTACTGGCATCAGTAACTTATATAACAGCGCATCTAACTTTTTAACTGGTGGCTCTAACATGGGGACTATTAACGCCAGTTACCCTGCTCTTGGCACTAACTGGTGGGATTAAACATGGCTGGACTATTAGACATTTTTGGAACTAGCGGTGCAGACACAATGGGTCTGTTGGGTATGTCACAAGCTGACATTGCTCGTAATCGTGATGATGCACAAGCACAAGCCTTGTACGCCCTAGCAGGGCGTTTATTCCAAGGTGGTAATACTGGTCAGTCTATTGTTGAAGGATTGCAGCGTGGTCAGCAAGCCTACAAAGGCGGTATGCAAGATACATTGCAAAGCCAGTTACAGAATGTCCAGTTAGCTGACATGATTCGTAAGCGTAAGTTAGAGCAACAACAATTAGCTGAACAACAACGTATTCAAGGTGTTATCCAAGGTGCTGTAACCAAGCCACAAGAGATTTATGGTGAGGACATAATGGGTCAGCGAGTAGGCGAAGGCATGACTGCTGGTGGCTTTGATTTGGCTCGTGCTGCGCCCCAACTTATGGGTTCTGCTGAAGGGCGTAAGACTTTAGCTGAGTTGGTTGCTTCTCAGAAAGCAATGCGCCCAGAAGGTTATACGCTTGGAGAAGGTCAAATTCGTTATGAAATTGGTGCTGATGGTAAGCCAATGGCTGTAGCTACAGGCGCACCAAAGAAAGAAAAAGAAGACATTGCTGGAGATGTAAAAGAAGCAAGACAAGTTCTTGGAATCATGACTCCAGTTAATGAAATGACCATGACTGAAAGAGCATTAGTCAAGGCTTACATTGACAGAAAAGACGCAGGTAAAGCACCTAAAGTTGCTATTGATTTGAATGACAAGACAGCAGTTAATAAACAACAACTTGCTACAGTCAATCAATGGCAAAGCACTTTAAAAGATACTGGTGACACTACTGTCGCTGGTCGTGCATCTGCTTTCTATGATGCTTATGGAAAAGCAAAATCAGGAAATACAAGTGCTGATGGCGCATTGATTTACAACATTGCAAAAGTGTATGACCAGACAGGTGCTGTTCAGCAGGGTGACGTAAACACCATTATTGGTAATAGGTCTATCCCAACAAATATTCAACTGGCTGCACAAAAACTGCAAAAGGGTGGAACATTTACACCTAAAGAACGAGAAGACTTGAAGTTAATTGTTGATGGCATTGTTAGCGAAAGAAAGAAAGCACTTGAGCCAACAATCAATGTTTATCGTGGTCTAAATACTGAACTTGGTGGTAAGCCAGAAGCAATTATTAACCCTTATGACACTTTAAGAGTTCCTGAGACATTGCCATCTGGCGTGACGCACCTAGCGCACCTGCTAAGAAGATGACAAGAGAAGAAGCTATTAAAGAAATTACTAGCTATCCTCGTCCAGAGCAAATGCAAATTGGTAGTGCTAAAGACCTTGGCAGACAATTAGGATTGACAGGTAGGGCAGCATTAACTGGTGCTTTATCACTACCTACTATTGGTGCTGATGCGCTAACAGGACTAATTAATATCTTGGCAGGTCGCCAAGTTATGAAACCTAGTAGTCAAGGTCTGCAAGATTTAATGACTCGAATTGGCGTTCCTACTCCACAAACACCACAAGAGCGCATTGTTCAAGATGTAACAAGTGCAGGATTTGGCGTTGCTGCCCCTGCTTCTGTTGCTAAGTATTTGCCAGTACCAGCGCAAGATTTCTTTACCAAGAGTTTAGAGACTCAGGGTGCTGCTGCTACGGCAGGTGCATTGGCATCTGGTGCTGCTCGTGAGAGTGATGTTGGCCCTGTTGGTCAGGCATTAGGTGCTTTGGCTGGTGCTACTACAGCAGGTGGCATGGTTGGTTCTGCGCCTGTTCTTGCTCGTACAACTAGAGAGATTGTGCGTCCATTTACTGAAGCAGGGCGTGAAGTTATCACAGGCAATGTATTGCGTAACTTGGCATCTGATGCTGAACAAGCAATAAAGTCTGGTGCGACTTATGTTCCTAAGATTGGTGGTTATACACCTACGACTGCACAAGCAACTCGTGACATTGGACTGATTAACGCTGAGACTGCAATTAAAGGCTTGGATGTAACTAAGGGTAGATTTGCTACTCAAGCATTAGAAGCTAATCAAGCGCAGATGGCTATCTTAAATCGTCTTGCTAAAGATGACGATGTTTTAAAAGCAGCATATAAAAAACGTGACGAAGTAGCAGACCCATTGCGTGAAAACGCATTTGCTAATTCTACTGTTACACCAGAGATATTTCAGTCTGGAATTGCTTTAACAGTAAATAAGACTATTGATGATATTCTTGCTTCACCAGTAGGCAAGCGTCAAACTGTTATGTCTGTTATGAAAGACGCTAAAGACGATATTGCTCGTGCAACTACACCTGCTGAACTGTATGAAATTCGTAAAGATTTAAGAGCAAAAGCACAAGGATTACTTGATAAATCTGAAGGTGGTGGCCCTACTGCTGGCGCATTTAAAGCTGCTAAACCACAACTTGAATCTGTTATCCGTTCGGTAGATGATGCTATCGAAGCTGGTGCTACTGGCTACAAAGATTATTTGTCTAAGTATGCTGCTTCTAGTAAGGGCATTGAGCGTCTTGAAGCTGCACAACAGTTTAAAGGTAAGGTTCTTTCTACTACGCCTGACCCATCAAGGGTTAATGATTATTTGATTTCGCAACCTGCATTTACTCGTGCTATTCGTGCTGCTGAAAAAGAAACAAACCTTTCTTCTACGCAACTTGCGGTGTTAAAGCGTGTCGCTGAAGATTTAGATAGTGGTGTATTACCAAGAGCAACTAAGGTAGCTGGCTCAGATACATTTAAAAACATGAGTACCGCTAATGTTATTGGCGGAATGATTGGTAAGCAAATGTTTGGTGATGTTCCTCCTGCTTTACAGAAGGTATCTGCACCAATGAACTGGCTTTACAACGGCACAGATGACGCTATCCGTGAGTTGTTGGTTAATGCAATGCTAAAAAAGCAACGACTACAACAGTAGAGCCTTTGAGTAAAGAGTTACAACGTAAAGCACTTCAGTTAGGATATGGGGCTACATTTGGTTTAACTGAAAAGCCTTACAGAGTTGACTTAACTGGCATGGCTAACCCCTAAGAGGATATTATGGCAAAGACCAAGATTTCAGAATACAGCAGTACCGCTAACAACAATACTGACATTAACAGTATTAACTTAGCGGAGGGTATGGCCCCATCTTTGGTCAACAATGCTATTCGTACATTGATGGCTCAGTTGAAGAACTTTCAAGATGGTTCTGCTGGCGACAATGTAACTGTAGGCGGTAACTTGAGCGTTACTGGCACATCCACTCTGACAGGCACTTTGACGGCTACTGCTGGTCTGTCAGGCCCACTCACATCATCGTCTGCCACTATTACTGGTGGAACAATCAATGGTGCTGTAATCGGTGGCTCATCTGCTCAAGCTATCACAGGAACAACAGTAACTGCCTCCACAGGTTTTGTAGGTGGTTTGACAGGTAACGTAACTGGTAACACCACAGGAACACACACAGGTGCTGTTACAGGTAACGTCACAGGCAACCTGACAGGCAATGTTACTGGTAACGTAACTGCTGCCTCTGGAACTTCTACATTCAATAACGTCACGATTGATGGCACATTGGATATGTCTTCTGGGACAGTAGGAACAATTACAGGATTGGCTACACCTGTTAACGCATCTGATGCAGCGACTAAAGGTTATGTAGATACTGCTGATAATTTAAAGTTGAATCTTGCTGGTGGCACTATGTCTGGTGCTATCGCTATGGGTACAAACAAGATTACAGGTCTTGGTACACCTACTGCTGATGCTGATGCAGTAACTAAGTCTTATGTAGATGCTATTGCCCAAGGTATTGATGCCAAAGCCTCTGTGGTTGCTGCTTCTACTGCTAACCTTACGTTATCTGGCGCACAGACCATAGACGGAGTTTCTGTTATTGCAGGTGACCGAGTATTGGTTAAAGACCAGACTACTGCTTCTGCAAATGGTATCTATTTATGTGCTTCTGGTTCATGGACTAGAACAACTGACGCTGACACTTACGCTGAGTTGGTAGCTGCTTACACCTTTGTTGAAGGCGGTACAGTAAACGCTAATAACGGCTTTATCTGTACTATTCCAACAAGCGGTACTTTAGGTAGTACATCAATTACCTTTGCTCAATTCTCAGGCGCAGGTCAGGTTATCGCTGGCGCAGGTCTTACAAAGACAGGTAACACCCTAGACGTAGGAACAGCGTCTTCTAGTCGCATTGTTGTCAATTCGGACAACATTGATTTGGCTACAACTGCTGTTACTGCTGGCACATACAAGTCTGTTACGGCTGATGCTTATGGACGTATTACAGCAGGCACTAATCCTACGACTATCTCTGGTTTCGGTATCACAGATGCTTACACAAAGACTGAAGTTGATACTTCTTTAAGTGCTAAGTTATCTACTACTGGTGGCACTATGTCGGGTGCTATTGCAATGGGTACGTCTAAGATTACTGGTTTGGGTGACCCTACCAATGCTCAAGACGCTACCACTAAGACTTATGTAGATGGCATCTTAGGTAGTGCAACATCTGCTGCGACAAGTGCTGCTGCTGCTGCGACTTCTGCATCTAATGCTTCTACTAGCGCATCAAACGCTTCTACAAGCGCAGGTAATGCCTCTACAAGCGCAACAAATGCTGCTGCTAGTGCTACTGATGCTGCTAACACTTATGACCAGTTTGATGACCGATATTTAGGTTCTAAGAGTTCTGCGCCATCTGTTGACAACGATGGTAACGCTTTGCTCACAGGTGCTTTGTACTGGAACACATCGACTAATAACTTGTTCGTGTGGACAGGTTCAACATGGACTAGCGCAGCGTTTACTTCTGGTGGGTTTTTAACTGCTGCTAATAACCTATCAGATGTATCTAGCACATCTACAGCTAGAACTAACTTAGGCTTGGCTATCGGTACTAATGTCCAAGCATGGGATGCTGACCTTGATACATGGGCAACAAAAACTGCCCCATCAGGTACTGTTGTAGGTACTTCAGACACTCAAACTCTGACAAACAAAACTCTAACTTCACCTACATTAACAACACCAGTCTTAGGTACTCCATCTATCTGTGGCGTATCCAATTGGTACTGCAATCACATTTATCAACATGACTGCGGCAGTAGTTACGATTGCTATCACGACAGACACAATGTATTTATCTTCTGCTGGAACTACAGGCTCACGAAGCCTTGCTATTTATGGTTCAGCGACAGCAATTAAAATGACTTCAACAACTTGGTTAATTTCAGGGAGTGGATTGACATGAGTGGCGCACTACAAGTTGTTTATATGAATCAGCGGTCATTTGTGCCGCCAGTAGCATATTTTATAGGATTGCTTGGTGATTCAGCCGTTGACGAGGGATATGGCGTAGCAGTAGATAGTGCTGGCGGTGTTTATGTTTGTGGTCAATCTTTAAACAGCGGCACAACTGATGTTCAATTAGCCAAATATAACGCATCAGGTGTTATTCAATGGCAAAGAAGGCTTGGCGCAAGTGGCACTACAAGTAGAGGCCGAAAAGTTGCCATAGATTCATCAGATAATATTTACGTCACAGGATTTAATACTGATGGCACAGGAACTTATTTAAGTTTGGCCAAATACAATTCTTCAGGCACTATTCAATTTCAAAAAAAGCTAGGTGGTGCATCAGGTGAAAATGATCGTGGTTTAGGAATTACGATTGACAGTTCAAACAATATTTATGTTACAGGAACTTCAAAAGGTACTGTCGGATTTGCTGGTGTTTTTATAGCTAAATATAATTCGTCTGGTGCTGTGCAATGGCAAAGAACTTTATCCAATGTTCTTGGTGATCAGGGTAATTTTTTAGATACTGATTCGTCAGGCAATGTTTATATTTGCGGTCAAGGTGTCAATTTTGGTGAAAGTAATAATATTATTTTAGCAAAATATAATTCATCGGGAACAATCCAATGGCAAAGAAAATTATTAGGCACTAATTCTGAAACTGCATTAGGCATTGTTGTTGATTCCTCTGGTAATTCTTACATTACAGGAACTTCAAATAATAGTGGCACATTTGATATTCAAATTCTGAAATACAATTCTTCAGGCACTATTCAATTTCAAAGATTACTTGGAAGAACAGGGCAAACTGATGGACAATCAATTATTTTAGATAGTTCTAATAATTTTTATGTTTTAGGAAGTTCATTGATTAGTAGCATATTTAGATTTCAAATAGCTAAATATAATTCTTCAGGTACTATCCAATGGCAACGTAAATTAGGTTCAACTTCTGGTAATACAAATGGTTTTTCAATAGCTGTTGATAGTTCTGACAATATTTATGCGTTTGGTCAAACGGGCGTTAGTGGAACTACCGATTTCATAATTGCTAAACTTCCTAACGATGGGTCTTTAACAGGTACATACTCAGTAGGCGCATATTCATTTGTTTATGAAGCATCTTCTTTGACAGACGATGCGTCATCCCTAACCGACAGCGCGGCTACCTTTACTGATTTGGCTTCATCGCTTCCAGAAGCAACAACAAGTCTTACAGATGCGGCATCTACCCTCACATCATCGGTAACTACTTTATGAGCGCATACATAAAACTTTCAACGCTTGAATATCCAAGGCACATTGGTAATATTGAACTTGATCCCGCTGGCATGGCAGATTACGCCCATGTTGAGTGGCGTAGCCAGCCTGAGTTTGACAGAAACACCCACAGATGTAGTGAAGCCGCACCAATCCAAGAAAATGGCTTGTGGCACATGGTCTGGGCGGTTCGTTTTGCAACGCAACAAGAGATTGACGAACAAAATAATTTAATTAGTCAATTATTATGAATAAAACACTTGAAATATTTGTTTCTTTAAGTTACTACCAAGCATTGAGAGATGTTCCTTTGCAAAGTGGTTTCCCTTGGACTATTACTTGGCCTGATGCACCATGACACAAGAAGTCACTCACGAACAAATCTACGAAAGACTGCTTGCAGTTGAGAATAAAGTGGATTCTATAGACAAGAACACAAGCGGTCTTGTAGATGCTTTAAAGGCTCTTGATGGGGCTTTTAAAGTATTGGGGTGGGTTGCTTCTGCTGCCAAGCCTATTCTATGGGTTGGTGCGTTAATTATGGCTGCTGGTGCTGTATGGCAGACTTGGGTAAAAAAATGAGAGATTGGGCTATGGCTTTTACTACCGCAGTCCTTTTTTGCATTACTGTTGTTTGGTGTTTTTACATCATCGTTTGGGCTATGACGTGAAATGGCTTCTGATGCTTTCAATGCTTTTTACATTGGTAGCATCTAGTAAAGAAAAAACTGAATATCGTTGTGTCAGGTGGGCATGGACAGGTGATGTTTACAACCGAAAGGTAGTATGCCTTGAGTGGCAAAAGGTTGAGAAAAAATGATTGACCCCATCACAGCACTAGCTGGCATACAGTCAGCAATCA